ATACCCGAGTCCTGACTTTACAGGATCACCGGTAACAGGAACCGCACGGGTAATTTTCCAGCTTACTTTCGTTTTAGCCTGCTTTGTTTCGTAAATATCGGCGTTGCTTACTTTTCCTGAACCAGCATCGTAAGAACAGAAAGCTTCATAATCGATACTCTCATTTGCTAATCCTGGCAATACAGCCGGACCACAAAAAGAGCTGCCGTCAATCTCTCCCGACTCGGAGTTGAATTTTATGGACTTAAGGCAAACGACGTTATCGTATGACGAACCGCCTGCGAGGTCAATCATCAATACCCAATCCTGCCCTTGTAAATCATGTACTGCCATTGTAGTAAATTTTAATTGTTAACCAAAGTTATGATTTTTGCAACATGGTTGCAAATTTTATTTGTGTAAAATATTGTGCCTGAAAGTCAGTATTCGTGTTATATCAATTCTATTCCCTGCGTCTAGCTGATCCGTATTATCTCCATCTAAAAAAGTGCCCACCATTTGAAAGTTATCCGCTAACATATCCAGCACAGATTGCGGAGTTGGTTTTATTATTGCAAATACAGCCCCGGCAATATCATCTGCATATTGGCCGGCGTTTCCGTTATCATCCCAGGTATGAATTTGCACCTGCATGGATGTATTCGTTTTTTCGCTACTGAAGGTTCCAGCCTCTGAATTACTCACCTGATTCAGTGTTATATAATATTTCCCGGTTTCGCTTTCCGGCGCAATAAGGTAGTAAATAGGAACTTCGATTGTCGCTGCTGTCGGGTATGTAACATTTACCTGCAACGGGTCGCCAAGAGCCGCCATATACGCTTTACGCAGTGCGAAATTTACATTCCTCATTCAATCAATTTTTTAATATTCTCAATCAGCTTTTCCCTTGTTTGCTGGTAAGCAGGGTATAAAAAAGGATGCGGCCTTGTGCCTTTCCTTAATATACTGAGTGCTATTGCATAGGCTGCATCATGTAACCTGCTGTAATCATCTTTTCCAACGCCGCCCTTACTAGGCTTATCAACACTTATACTTACTTTTTTTTGCGTCTTTACTGAATACCTGTTTGCAATTCCTTTTCGCATTACCCAGTCCAGGATATTATTCAAAAAGTCGTAATAGTCGCCAGATCCTGATTTGCCTTTGTAAAGAGCAGCAAAACTTTGCCAATCCGCCGGTAACGTTCCAACATATTCAGCGGCAAATTTTCTCGTTCCAAATTCCACATAAGCGGCGTAATTAACTGCAACGGTTACAGATGCTTTCATTTTCCCGAATTCCGCCGCAATAGATCCTTTCAAATGCCCTTCATCAGTTGGCGCTTTTTGCTTTGCTAGTGTTGCCGTTTCGATTGCCCAGGCGTTAAGCTCACCCTGTATATTTTTTTCAATGTTCTTTATACTACCGTCAATCTTTGAAATAGCAGCATCAAGCCCATTTACTTTTATGTTAATTGCCGCCATGGATTGTACACCTTAAAACCAAAAATGAATTTTTACCCTCATCAACATTTTGCACACTGTTTATCCGTAAATCCTTGCCGCCATAATTAGCCACAGTATTTGTGGTTATTGTTTTTGATGAGTAATTACGGACAGTTATTTTATAGTCGTAATCTGCCTGTCTTTGGCCTGATACATAGCTTGCCTGCCCGGTCCTGTTCTCAACATTCGCCCACAGGCTAAAACTTGAATCAATCGGAGTATGCCAGCCGCCGCCAGCGTCCTTAACAGGCGTTCCCTTAGTTTTAAATGTTACCCTGGTATTTAGTTTGGCTACCATACTCGGCGGTAAGGTTTAAGGGTTAATTTGAGAATAGGGGATAGTTCAGGCATTGCCTTTCCGCTGTCAATATCTCCCCGGTTTTCATATAGGTACACGATCTGCTGTAGTATCGCTGTTTTAAAGTTTGGCGGTAAGTCTGCAGCAGCGTACCCGGCAACGTATTCAGCCTTTAAGTATTCGTAACAAGGCGTTTTGATCGTTTTAAAATCAAGGCCTTGCAAAATGTAGTCCGTTGTTTCAGTCAATGTATTCCCGTCCTCATCTTTCAATGAAGTAAAAGAAGTGACAGGGGCATACGGCAAAGAAATTCCGCCAAGTGAATTATTTAATTCAGCGGTTACGGTTTTAGGCATCAAGGACGTATTGAGATAGCCCTCACAAAGCGCCGTTGCGGTCTTCATGAGTTCTTCTATCAAATCGTCTTCCTCTGTAATATCCAGCTCTATTTTGCACCAGTTTTTCGCTTCTTCAAGCGTAACGGGATAGGTGGTACTTACATCGGAGTATTTAACGTCTAAAACGAAATTATCTTTTACCATTATTTCTTTTTACCGGTTTCTTTTTTCTCTTTTACTTCCTTAGCCACGCCTAGGGTAATTAAATACGCCTCATTAGGGTGGTTTTCGGTTTGTGTACCTGCTTTAAATTCCAGGTGATCCTTTAAAAATTCGATTTTCATATTCGTAAAATTTAAAAAGCCCCGACCATAATCGGGCAGGGCTTTTAATTCGTAAACAACACAGATTTAAAACAGCAGGTACGTTTTGAAACTTGCCGACATAGTGCCGGTACCCGTCCAACTCACCCTGTAATAGTAGTATCTTTTTGTAGTTGAAATAAAGTAGTTGTTTGTTGCATCAGTTGCGGTTGTAGCCGTTTCGCAGGCCGTCCAGTTTGTGCCATCCATTGATCCCTGAAGCGATATAGACCCGCCAACGGTACCGGATATTTTCGTTACAATAACATGAGCGTTTACGGTCGCACCATAAAACCAGTTTTTTACTGTTTTTGAATAGGTTGACTTAGTGCCGGCATTTGTTACTGTATCAAGTGAATTACCGTAGCTGGTTGTTGTTAACAGTTGCGGGGCTGATTGCGCCTGAACTGAAATCGAAAACGCAACGATTGCAAATAAGAAAAGTAATTTTTTCATTTTTTATGAGTTTTGTAAGGGGCGGAGTTGCCCGCCCCGTTGGTTATTTAATTAAACTGTTCCTTTGATGAAGAAATCAGGACCGTAAACCGGTAATGTTGCGGTTTCTTCAATACGGACAGTGATCTTATTCTTTGTAACGTTATCAGAATCCTGCTCAAAGAATTCAATTCTCATTGATTCCTGAGTAAGGAATTGAGCGCCCATATTGAAATCACCCAGGCAGTAATCACCGGAAGTTAAAGCGGTTGTTTTATAAACCGGTACGCCGGAAATATAAAGCTGACCATTTACGAACGTTACGTTGAACGGTAAATCAAACTCACCCGAACCGCCTGCTTTATTCAGGAAAAAGCCATGGTAATCAACCGGGCGTAAAAGGATAGCTGAACAATCCCTTTCGTTTGTATCTTCCAAAAGTGCCAGGTCGTTGATAATTTTTTCGATCAGTGTCGCTCCGGTTCCTGCAGATGCAGTGAAGTTGCCTGATACCAAAATACCTTTCATGTCAGGGCTGGCACCTGTACCGTAAAGGATGTTACGGTCTTCCTCTTTCATCAGCTTTTCAACCAAACGGCTTTGCAGGAAAGATGACATACCAGGCACGTTTAACAGCGCCTTGCGGGTAATCCTTTCGTAACCAGCAATGGTTTCGATCTTTACTGAAGTTTCTACCAAATCCTCATCAGTATGAGATTTTGCGGCACCTTCAGCAACGGTTGCAACACCGCCTTCACCGTTACCGTTCTGTTTCATAAAGTAGAAATCAGTACCAGGGCCAACAGGACCACCTGGAACAATTTCTCTCATGTGAAGCTTACGCTTTGGCGCTTCTACAATTCCCTGCCTGTATTGCGCTCCCCATACGGTTGTACCGGTTACGTTTGCAGTAGAGATGTCACCAACAGTTTTCAGATCCAGGTCAATGGAAATATTGCTAAATCCTTTTTCTTTACGACCCATCTTTGCAAAATCGTCTGTCTTTTCTTCCAAGGCAGAGCGGAAAACTTCATCAAAGCTTTTGACCTGCTTTTGTCCTCCGCCGGTTTGCTTAAACTTAATTTCAAACGCTTCCCCCTGTTCGGTTAAGGCTTTGATATCAGAAAGCACTTTGGCAAAGTCAAAACCCTTCATTTCGGCAGGGATAAGACCTTTTACTTCTGTTATAGAATCGTTTACAGCTTTTAACTGCAATGCAACCTCATCTTTAGCCGCTTTGGTAGCCGCTTCGGCTGCTTTGGTTTCTAATGCTGCTTTGGTTTCATCCAATTTCAGCAGCAATTCTTTTTGATCCATATTAATTAGGAATTAATTGTTTATTGAATATTGTTAGTGCTTCGCTCCACTGTTTCAATTCGTCCGGCTTCGGTGCCTCTTCAGCGGCCTTAGTGGTTAAAATATCAAACTGGGTTTTTAGCTGTGTTAAGTAAATTTCCAGGCGGTCAAAAATGTCCTCATTCTCATACTTTCCATTTCGTAAAGCCTTAATAGTTGAATCCATTTTTTTAAATACATCCTCTTTAGTCAATGACTTTGAGGAAATATTTCCGGCAAGTTCATTGGCTCCCCATGTTACACTAGAACCTTCCCATAACTTCACTTCTATAATCTCCCTGTGGGTGCGGTTTCCAGCCGTATCAAATACGTCTTTACTTTGCAGGGTCTGAAACCCGACACTATTTTCATCCACAACCCCGTCCAAATGGAGCCTGATTGCATCCCGGCCGTAACTGGTTTTTGAAATAGTGCTTTTGTATCTCAGCCCGTAGCTGTCCTGTGTAAGAACTAAATTGCTGTTTTTTGTACCGGATAAAGGCCGCCATGAATCATGCTGCCATAAATGCTTTATCCTGGTGTAGTTTTCCTGCAATGTTTTGGTATAAGCGCCCGGTAGAATTATATCCCCGTCACTGTCTGTATTACCGAAAACAGAAAAATAACCCTCAATGATACCGGCTGCTTCATCCACGTTTATAACAGCGTCCTTAGTACTTGTTAGAACGCCTTTATATTCCATGCCTTTTATCATTGAAATAATCTTTACACAAATCTAAATTATTTGCAACAAGGTTGCATTTATTGGAATAAAGTTTATACATTTGTAGTACAGAAAAACTTATTTATATGCCGCAATTAAGTGATGAAGCAAAAACGCTAGTTGATAATTTATTTGGTCAAATTATCAGCCTTCCGCAAGAAACACGGACTTACCTTTTAAGTCTTATTATTGATGATTTTGTAAGCAAGAAGCAATATGAGATAGATAAAGAACTTGTTACTTTAAAAAAGCTTTCGGAGTTTGTTATCAAACTAAAAGAATCAATTTAATTTTAACTTTATGCCAGCTGACAACCCGCACCCGATAAGATTAGGGATATTAAAAAAGTACTTGGAGCGTATCGCTTTCCGTGACCCAAAATGTAAGGGATTGACTGATTTAATACGGGGTAAAATGGAAGATGTGGTAATTGCTGATCAGGAATGTAGGGCGGAGTATCTTGCTGAAATAGTAGAAGCAAAATTGTTGAAAAGTATGTCAAATAAAATTCAGGAAAGCGTTAAGCATGACACTGAATTATTAATTAACGGAATTGGCAAAAAGGCAGAATTGAAAGGTATAATAAAATGAAAAATACCTACTACCAACAATCCTACAAATGCTCTGCAAATCACATAACAAAACATTATATTTGGAGTAGTGATTTAAAGAAAGCAAAACACGTTTGCCCTTGCGGTAAGAAATTAACCGCTGCAAATATTCACATTGAAAATGCCGGGCAGTTTACGGCAATCAGAACGGAAACGAAAAATAGGTAATTATGTTTGCAGAATTTATTAACGGAGAATTTTTTATTGCGTTTGTTCGCCAAGTGGTTTGTTTAATTAAAAATAGGTAATTTGAAATAGCGGCGGCATAGTGGTTGATTATTCCTGAAGTACAAAGGGTAAAAATAGTCTTCAAACACCGCTTTTTTATTTTTAAATAATTAAATTTCTAAGGTTGTGCGTATATCGAGCCACCGAGAACGCTCACTAAGCAGCTTTAAACGGCTGCTTTTTTACTTTGCTCATAAACCAGTTTACCGTTCTCCCTTACAGGACTAAATCCAACACAACAGCGACAGTTGCAAATATTCCCGGCAGTAGCCCCGTGCTTTCTATCCCCCGGCTGGTTCATTATCTGCCCGTCAACATTAAAAGCATCGTCATACCCGATTGTTTGGCCGTTCATGGTTAAGTGATCGTATTTATCCCGGGGTTTGCGCCTGGTTCTGTCATCCTGTGCTGAAATCCAAATCTTATTTAGCTTTAACCCTGTCGTTTTAACTGAAAACATTGCGCCCTGGTTTGCAGCTGTAACGGTTTCTGTTCGGGCAATTAAACGGGCACGGCTCGATGTGAACCCGGTCGAAGTAATTTCATTGGTTATCTCGGTGAATGATTTGCCGGCAGCATAGGCGCTAATCAATATATCCCTTATCTTTTCCCGGGTGAATGTCGTAATATCCTCAACTGTATTCAGCAGGTCCGTAAGAAAGTAATTATTCATTAGCCGGGTCATAAGCTCATTAAACCCTATCGGCATTCGTGCTTTTTCTTTTCTAAGGTAAACAAGATGCTTTGCCCCATACACAATACCGGCATCTAAATAAAGGCCTTTGAGTAGCTTGTAAAGTTGTTCAGATGAAACTTTGGTGAGTGCCGTGTTATCATCATAGCCTGCCTGTTTTGCTGCGATAAACTGCTGTACCTGGGCTTTGAGTGCTTTGTTTATTTTCGGGGCAAAATGCGCTTCCCTGCTCTTTTGGAACTTGTGGAAGGTGCGCCATATATCTGTAAGTTGTTCAGGTGTCATTATTTTTTCTGAATTCACTTTTAATCTGCATTGCAAGCATCCCGCAAGTTGCGCCAAGTATGTAACCAGAAAAAGCGCTATAACTATGAAACTCTTTGAATTTGTAACTTAAAATAAACAAACATGATGTGCAAAGTATAATCATTGCTAAATAAAATATACCTGCTTTTTTATTATCTTTCATAAATCCTTTTTTAAATAACAAGGTTCACACAATTTAACCGGCTTTTTCTGATCAACCTTTTCCCCGCAAACAAATATTGATAACTGGTACTGAACCCCGTAAATAGTTTCTTTGCAGTTCTTGCAAACGGACATATCAGGGCCTTGTTTATCCCATTGCGTTGTTATCGATATTTCTGTCGGGTTATCCAGTTGTTCTATTTTTTCTTTAATACCCGGTAAGATAATGTTTTTCTCCTTTTCTCTGAAATATTTTGCCTGACTTTCCATTATAGCACAATTAGGCCACCTTTGGATATACTGTGTAATTATACTGTTCACTTTCCTTTCTGTTCTAAAGTCCATAACTAGCTTCAGTAGTTTTTACGGTGTGTTATAATCCCCTGTATTTGGTAACGGTAAACCCTCATCCTCTAAAAGCGTATATCCTGACTTAATAAATATTTTATCAATGTTCGGATCTTCCGGTATTTCCAGTTTAAAGGCGGAAAGTATTTGGCTAGGAATCATAATCGGCAGGGCGGAAAATGCGTCCGCCATTTCCTTCATGTTTATTTGCAGTTCCGGCACCTCGGAAGTATCGTATTCAATACAGTACTTTTTACGGGGAAATTCGGCATCTAATCCCATAGAAAGGCTATCCCTTATGCGGCGGAGTAGGGGAATAACAGCATTGGTATAAAGGCCAACCCTTGCGCTCTTATCGCTTACCTCTGAACCGGTAGCATCGTTATTCATTAGCCTGTCGGATATGCAGAAAACGTTGCAAAGCTTCTTAAAATCAATCTTTGCCAGGTCGGCAACTTCCATATCAGCAAGTTTTAAACCTAGCTCAATATATCCGAGGTCGCCGCCAGCGCTGTACGGCATACCCTTGTTATTCAAATTGGAAAAGTAGTCGTAAAGATCCTTTTTTCTCCTGCCGGCATTTTCCGTTATTTCTGCATAATCCCCCTTTTCAAATAAGATACCAGGGATTCCGCCGTTCTGCAGTTGTGCTGTTGTTACGTCCATATTACTATCAACCCGTACAAGGCGTTTAGATAGCACTTTTAAAGGAGATAAGCCACGCAATTCTTCGCCTGTTGCGCCTAGTATCGGGTTAAAGTATTTACTATGAATAACCTCCGCAGGTGGTATGTTATCCATTATTATCTGCCCGTTATCGACGTACTGGTAAGCCAAGATTTTACGGGGATATCCGGTTGTTACTTTGATGTTCACATTTTGCGGAGCCATGTAAAACAGTCTTACCTTACCCTCGTTAGGCCCTTTTTCCGGTTTAAACTTCCACGCCAACCATTCGCCCTGCATAAGCATTGTTGCGCACTTCGCATAGGTAGATTCAAACTTACTCATCCCTTCAAATGGCTGTTCCAGCAACATTGCCAGTTCGTCATTTTCCGGGGCATCAGTTAGTTTTCCGTCCGCTCCCTTTATGTAGGCATAGAAAGGAATTGAGGCCGCTGTTGTGGATATTAAATTTATGATTGAGTAAATGTCATCTGTTGTGCAATACCTGGTTGCATTGTCAAGGGTTTTCCAAGATGGGTATTGAGTAATGGAATTACCGAAATTATTTACCATCATTCGGTTTTGCTGCATCATTGAATTTAACTGAGATTCCAGCTGTTTAACCCTGTCGGATTTGCCAAATGAGAATAGATCTCTTATACCCATTTCATGAATGTTTTACCAAAGATATATTTTTTGCAACAATGTTGCAAATATTATCCAATGTACTGTCTTTTTGGTTTAAAGTGGAACCACATTCTCATCATTAAAGCATCTGAAAAGTCAGGAGACCGGCCAATAACTTCTTTTACCTTATCCTTTGGTACAATTTGCTTTTTGCCATCCTTATCCATGTTATACTGCTTAACCTGTTCCATTTCCTGAACAATGGCCTCTTTCATGGTTGCATCTTTGCAGTTTATGTAAATAGCCCCGTTATTAATGAGCTCGGCTAACTTAAAATAACACTGGCTTTTGAGATTAGTAAAGTTTTCTTTTGGCCTTTCCCCGTTAATTGTCGGAGCGTCCGGGCTAGGTAATGGCATTGAATTATTTACAAATCCCTTGCATTTAAGGATATCAACAACGCCGCCGCCAACTCCGTCCTCATCTGCAATGGTTTGGCTATTAGGAATATTAAACTGAGTTTGCATAGCCCTAACAACATCCGCAACCTCTGTAACAGATTTTCCGTAATACTGATAAATAGCAATACACCTCAATCCATCCCAAATGCAAATGACAGATGTATCTTTACCGAACCTGGCAACATCTATCGTCATGTACTTATCACCCGTTGGTACATAGTCAGCGGTAAAGCAGTCTAGTATTTTGTCGTATTCAATCAGTGTAGCAGGATCATCGTCATACTCCCAATTACCGTATAAAAGGCGCTGCTTACTTGCCTCATCCAACTTTTTCAGGTTTTCAATGTAACTCCCGTCAATGTCTGGGTTATCGGTCACAAATGACTGTATAAACCTCCTGTAAGGCAGTATTGTGCCGTTTTTAGACGGTTTATAGAAATCGTTGTAAAGAAACCCCTTTGAAGGGTTGCAGGTCATTAATAGCTTTGGAAGTATCTTGTATTTGGTGATATTGTGCCTCATCCTACTAGCAACGACGTTCTTTGCTTTTGCTGTAACCTGGTTTGCCTCATCAATAAAGGCTCCGGTTATTTCAAGTGATCCCAACTCATCGAAATCAGGATCAGACGGGTAAAACCCTAAATCTTTCATTAAAATAACCGATTCATTAGGAAAAATTATTGAGTTTGGGTATTCTTTATGGTGTGCTGAAGTTATTTCAAAATCTCGGTTAACAGAAAGCCCCTGTATTTTGGCCATTTTAAGAAAGGAGATATAAGTAGTCTCCTTTAGTGTTTTCATGGAAGATCTGCCCATTATCCAGCGTGATTCAGGGTATTTTAAACTAAACTTGGTTAAGAAGTAATTACCGAGTATTGATTTACCACCACCCGCAGCCCCGCCAAAAAGGATTTCAGTCGTTTCTTTGTCTTCCAGGTAGTCAAGCGCCTGCGTCTGTTTCAGGTTTAGCTTCATAGGTTCTTATTTCGTTCCACGTGATTGATCCTTCGACCTTAGCCTGCACTTCGGTAGGTATAAGCTTGGCGGCTATTATGTAAAAGTCTTTTGGGTATTTTTTGGCAAAAGCTATCAGGTTGTGTTGTTTATCGAGCTGCAGTTCATTAAACACAGAAAGGACAGTTTCTTTTACTGTCCTGGTTAACTTATTTGGCCCCCGTCCGGATGCGGCTTTATTGCCCGGCTTAAATAGCTTTTTTGCCATTCGTTCCTTTTCGTATTCTTCGTACCAAAATTACATATTTGCAACAACATTGCAAATTTTATTACGGGGTCTTGGTTATAGTGGGGTTAATTCCCCTGTACGCCAAGTAATTTGTTGAATAAAGCCATTACTTCGCCATCGCCGGTTATTTTATGTACTTTGCTTTGCAGGGATTCTATTTGCTGTTGTGTGAACTGTATATCCTCTACAAGTGCAGGGGATTCGTCAAGCCATTCAAAAGAGTTTATGTTTGGGCCTGCTTTTTTATAAATTTCAATTGCTGACATTTTACCAAGTG